TTCTTTACCTAATTCTCCTCCTGTTTGACCATGAAATCTTAATGCTCTTAATTTACGTAAGGCATCTTCTTCAAATCGCTCAGAAGCTTTACCTACAGTTCTAATTTTTCTATCTTTTAAATCTTGAACCCCACCTACTAAATCAACTACTTCACCCTTATCTATATCATAAAATAAGGCATTAATAGTTAAATCTCTTCTATTAACATCACCTTCAATATCAGTGTATTCTACTGAATCTGGTCTTCTACCTTTGCCTATATCTTTTCTAAAAGTAGCTATTTCATGACCATTTACCATTACAACACCAAATTGTTTTCCTATTTCTAAAGTTTTTAATCCTTCTTTTTCAGCTATTGCTAGTACTTCATCTGGAGTTGCATCTGTAGCTAAGTCATAATCTTTAGGGTCCTTACCTAAAAGAGCATCTCTTACTGCACCTCCAACAACATATAATTTTTTCCCATTTTTTATAAATGCTCTATAAAGATGAAGAATATCTTCAGGTAAATTAAGATCTAATTTTTCTTCATTTACCATTGCTTCTCTTAATAAAACTTCACCTAATGGACCATGTTTAACTAATTTAGAAATAACATCCACTCCAGGTATATCTATAGATCTTATAGATTCTACATTTTTAGGAGAATCATCATAAAATCTAATTTTATTAAATCCTTGATTAATGTAATCTTTTATTACTTCTAATTTTTCATTTGGGTCAGAACTACCTACAGCATGTAAAGTTATTTGAGGTAAATTCTTTTTTTCTAGAAATGCCTCTACATCAGTAGCTACTTCAGGTTGTCTAGCGGTTAATATAATTGTTTTGGCACCTGATAATTGGGATGATTTTTCTAATATTTTGGAAAATAATTCAAAATTGTCTTTAATTACTTTTGGACTTTTTAAATATTTAAATTCTGAAAAATCTAATTCATCATTTGGTCCTGGTTCATATAAGGCATATTCAGCAGGTGTTAATTTAAATGTTCCTTGTTCAGGGTTAGTAACTATAACATTTGATTTTGAAGTGATTAAAGTGTCATCTAAATCAAAAGCATATAAAATTTTATCTTCAGAAGCTTCATTTATAAAAGCAGAAGGTGTTAATGATTTTTTTAAGGCAGGTATTCTTGATAACATTAAGTATATAACCCCTCCAGGTAATACAGAAGCAGCTGTAAACCCTGCTACTTTAAGAACATCTTTCATTTGATTACCTATTTCTTTTTTTTCTTCTTTAGATAATTGTTTTTTACCTTTTACAGATTGGACTAATAATTTAAAGGCATCTTTAGTTTCTTGTTTTTCTTGTTTTAAAGATTGGATAAATTTTTTAAAACCCCCTTTAACTTTATCTACATACTTTTGTAATTTCTCACCTTCTAAAATAAGATGGACTTGGAATTTTTCATCTTCAGTTAAATCTATTGGTAAAGTATCATAAAATTTTTCTAAATTTTCTTTAAATAGTTTTCTTGAATTAGTACCACTATCAATGTTTTCAGTTAATACTCCTTTTGGGATTACATTATCACTATATCTTTTTACAAATTTGGATCTTTCCTTTATATCAATAATATCTTTTTTATTATTTTTTCTTGCACCTATAAAAACATAAACATTATCTTCTTTATTTTCTTTTAGGAATTTTTTATAAAAATTAAATGGTGATATTACAGGAATGATTTCAGTTTCAACAGGTATAAGTCTTTTATAAACTTCCCATATTTGAACTGATTGGTCTTGGGTTACTCCCCCTCTATTTTTTTTACCTACAGCTATAATAAGCTTATTTACTTTAGGATTTTCACTTAAACCTTGTAAGACAACTTCTAAATGCCCCTTAGTAGGTGGTTTAAAACCCCCACCAAATAAAGCAGTGGTTTGTTCTTTAACCATACTGTCTATTAAAAATTCACTTAGTCCGTTCATTTTAAAAAGTTAGATATTTGTGTTTGAGCTTCGTCTTTTGATACTGATGACTTGATTATATTCTGTAAGTGGTTTGAATTTAATAAATCTTGTATTTGTTTGTTTGTTTCTTCTTTTTTAGCTCTTGAACGTATTTTTTCTTTTTCTGTTTTAGGTTTAGTATTTTGTGGTTTAAATGGGTCTAAATACTTTGTTATTATTTGTTCTAAGTCAGTCATTGCCTCTCCTGTATTGGCTACTGAGACGAAATTTTTACCAAATGCTTGTTGATAAGGTTCGAAATTTTTAGTAACTGAATTCCATGTAGACATTACAATTGCGGGTTGTAAACTCCTATCTTTACCACCTGATTTTTCAAATCTATTCTGATTTTGTTTTAAAGATCTTTCTAAATCAGTATAAACATACAACATAAAAACATCATAACCTGCTGCTTCTAATTCGCCCTTTAATTTTAAAGTGTTTTTTTGTGAAGCTGCTGTTCCATCTAAAATAAATGGTTCTTGATTTGCTATTGCATTTGGGATTAATTCTTTTTTATGTTTTCGAGAAGCAACAGCCATTGCTTTAGCAGCAGCACTTCTTTCTTCAGGTCCATGGGATTTTAAATCTAATGATACATTTGATTGTCTTAATAAATCTATGAAGGTATCATCTATATTAAAGGTTTTTAATCCTCCTAAATCTAAACCCCTTAAAATATACCCTTTACCCGCTCCAGGAGCTCCAGCTAAGATAAGGGCTTTGGGTTTACCTTGTACTTCTAAAAGCAAATCTCTTAATTTTATCATAGTTATAAATACTATATTTCTCTCTTAACTTTAGTTTTAAATTCAGTAAAGGTTGGTTTATGTTTTGGGTTTTCTAAATCAAATAATTTTTTAACAGTTTTAAATATGTCTAAATTTTCTTCATGTGTGCGTTTTGATTCAAAAAGTTCCCATCCTTTACCTTGTATTTTACCTTCTTTAGGACCACGCTTTGATGATTTTAACCATAAAATACCTTGTCTATCAGGCATTTTACCAAAACATTCAGAATAACATTCAGAATAAATTGCTGTTTGTAATTCATAAGTCGTTTGTAGGTTATTTGAAAATTTAAAATCTATAACCCAAACTTCACCATCAATCTCACAAACCAAATCACAGGTACCTGCTACTTTAATTTTGTCTGAAAATAAATGAACTTCGGTTTCTAATAGTGTGGGTTTATAGGTTTCCCACCATTCTACAAATCTTAGGAATCCTTGCCAAATATTAGGATCGTACATTGGGATTCCATTTTCCATAAAATTTAATTCTTTCCCATTTAAATAATCTTCTATCATTTCATGAACTAAAGTCCCATCCTCACCTGCTTTTTTAACTATGTAATCAGCTGAGTATCCTACTTTTTTGAGCCAATCTTGAAAATGTTTTCCTTTTGGGTAACAACTTAAAACGTAAGTTATTGAAGGGTAATATACCCCATTTCACTTATAATACCTAGCATCAGGGAGAGTTATTTGTTGTGCATCGTCAGATATTTGTAATATCCTATTATACTTCTTTTTGGTTTTCATATTAATGAAAGTTTCTTTTCCATTAGTTGATATTCATCCAATGGTAAAGTATTTTGAATTAGTTTGGTGAAATTTTTAAATCCCATCTCACTTGGATCTTTTCCTTCTAATTCAACAAGGTATACTTCTTTACCTTGGTTTATTAAATATTCACAATGTTTTAAAGCCTGTTTAATAGCGTCTGTATCTAGAGCTATGTAAATTTTTTCTACTGTTGATTTAACTATCTTTTTAAGTAAATTAGATTGGATATTTTTACCTAATAATGGTATAGCATTTCTTTTAATTGCAATTGCATCAAATGCACCCTCACATAATATTAAGGGTAAATCAAAATTTATAAATAATTCAAATGGGATTATATCTCTTGAACAATCAGGATTCCTATATTTTATAAAGGCATCCTTTTCAAATGAACGTGAAACAAAATAATTTAATTTACCATTACAATCATAGGAAGGTATAATTATCATATTTCTATATTTACCATAATCACAATAACCTATATTATATTTTAAAATATCATCATCAGTTAAATTTCTTTTCCTTAAATATTTGTATGCTTGTTTAGCAGTAAGGTCTTTATTTCCTATGATAGTTTTAAAATTATCAGGTAATTTAACATCTTTAGATTCTATTACTTCTTCTACAGCATCTTTTGTTTTAACTAATTTGAATAATTCTTGAAATTTTTCGGGGGATGCCTTTACCTTATTGAATAGAGTTTTTACTGTTTTTCCCTTAGTATTACACACCCAACAATGCCATGGGTTATAACCTTTTTTGTTTTTAGTAAAGTTAATTTCTAGTTTTGGTTTAGAATGGTTACAGAAGGGGCAATGGTAAGCTTGATTACCTCTTGATGTTCTTTTACCAACACCTAAAACAGAGTCAACTAGGTTAACTAATAGTTCGTTTATCATACAGGGTAAATATACGAATCCTCTATCGAGATTCAAAATCTTTCTTAAAGAACTTCCCTAATATATTATCATTAAAAAACATATCAGGTTTTTCTAGTACTTGATACATAAATTGATATTGAGTTTCGTAATATGTGAGTAATTTTTTACTTGGTGCTAATTTTATAATATAACGTTCAAAGTTTTCTATGGAATCTTTTTTAAATAATTCTAATAATACTTTATTTGAACCATAATAAGTTAACCAATCTGATTCCTTAATAACACGCTTGTGGGTTGGTTTCCTACCCTTAACACCTTCATATAATAATAAATCCTTTTTAGTAACCTTAACTTTACGATTAAACTGTAGTACTTTTTTACCTATATAAGATTTACCTGAGGGAGTATGTTCTATTTTATAGACGAATCCAAAGGTATTTTTAGGGAATTGGGAAATATCTGTTATTTCTTTTCCGTTATAATGCCAGACCATAAATTAGATATATTTTAAGGTTAATTCAATGTTAGATTTTATGTCTTGTAAGGATATAATTCTAATTATCATTTCTTCGTGGTTTATATTGTATTCAACATTAGGGGAATTAGAAGAATTAATAAATGAGGGGATACCTAACACAATAAACATTTTTCCTTTTGAAGAGAAATTAAAAGGTAATAATGAAGGTGGTAAACTTTCTCCTATGGGGATTAATGTTAAAGGAGACTCTAAAATAATATCTCCTTTTTTATATTCTTGTTCAGAAAATACCCCCCAACCATGTATTGGGGATTTAGAAATGTGTACTTTTTTATTAATTAGATCCAAAATCAATACCCATTACCCCAAGCACTTCCAGTATCTGATAGACCATAAGACATAAGTATAATACTTTCACCTACATTACTACAAATTGTTCTTGTACCCCCGGATTGTGAAGAATCATTTAAATATAAGGCATCAGGATTGGCCATACTCACTCCTTTTAATATAATTCCACCACCACTACCATCTTTGATTTTTACTAGTTCAACACACCTGCCTGCAGGTTGGTTAAAGAAATTTGAAACACCTAATGAACCTGTACCAGCAGATGGTAGTAAAGTTGTATTATCAATAATTAATATAACATCATCATCATTTTGGATTTGTTGCGAAGGGGAAGAATTAAAATTACTATCATCCAGAGTTATTGTCCTATATCTACGAATTCTACTTCCGGAGGTGATTAAACCTATACTGTATAAATCCCCACTTGAACTTATATCACTTGTTACAATTAAAGAGCCTGTAATTTCAGCGTTGCCATTTCGAGTACCATCCCATTCACTAGTTACCCCAGTTAATTGTGAACCATCCCCTAAATAAGTCCCAAATGAAGCTGTTGATGTTGCACTTGAAGATACATGCCCTGATGCTGTTATATTACCATTAACATTAAGATTGTCATCAATTAAAACTGTATCTGATGTGCTACTTTGTAGTGTAGGAGTTGCTACATAACTAGTGGCAAAAATTCTATCACCAAATAAATTACTACTTGAACTTACATTACTTGTTACAGTTAATGAACCTGTAATTGAAGCATTCCCATTATGGCTACCATCCCACTCAGCTGTTATTCCTGTTAAACCTGACCCATCACCTGTAAAACTACCAGAAGCAGTAGATCCAGGAAGGGATAATGAACCTGAAATTGTAACATCATAAGCATCTGTTCCTGTTAAAGCGTCTACTGATTGAGACACATGCCATGATTCAATTGTGCTTGATGTGGTTATTCCTGTTTTAGATAATGTTTTTGCCATGGTAATAAATATTATAAATCTAAGTTAACTAGTATTGAAGTGTCAGTAGTATTTGAACTTTGTAAGGGTTGAGCTAGTTTTCCTACTGCTATTAATTGGTTTGCATTATTATATAAACCCACTGTTGTAACATAAGGTTGAAAATAAGATCCAGTTACAAAGTCATATACTGTACCTGTTGATGAACCTGATATAACTGAGGGGTTGTTGGAAAAGTTAAATTCATTTTCTCTTAGGGTACATTTATATTGTGATTCATAAATTGTAGTTGTACTTTGGAATGAGCAGGTTACATTATTAGAAGAAATAACATCATCTAATTCTTGAGCCCCCGCAACAGAATAAACTCCAGTACCATATAGGGCAGAACCATAAACACTCCCTGTAATTGATGTTCCAAAGGAAGTTAAAACTATCATACCGTGTTGGTAAATTATATCTCCTACTTTAGCTCCATCTTTAAATAGATTTCCATTTTCATCATCATAAAAACATCCTGATAAAATAGACCCTGTATAAACATATTCAAATGTTCCTGGTTTAATGAATTCACCAAATAAATTGGAGGGTATAGAAATTACTCCTATTCTATCATTAGAAGCAGTGGGAAATAATCTATTAGCATCTAAAGTATTATTCAGATAATTATAATACATTGGTTGTTTTGTCCCACCCTCCCCTGTTATAGTTCCATCGATATTAAATGAAGCAGTAAAAGCAGGAGAACCATCTTCTCCAAGCAAATAATTTGAATAGTAAAGTTGTTTTACAGAATCATAAACTAATTCTTGATTTTGTGTTGAAATTTGCCCTGTTGGGTTTGAACCAGATACAAATAAAGTTGATTGAATGTTTTTCCCAAAAAACCTATCTATACCAACATTTGAGGATGTAAATTCACTTGCGCCAGTGAAAGTAAATGATTTATTTACCTTAAATGGAGTTACTACTACATCCGATGTGATAAATGGCTTGTAAGTACTCATTCATTTTAAAAATCTAATTTAACCCTAATTAATGATTCTTTGGTGAAATCTTTAAGTAAAGGTTTTGAAAGTTTTGCTACTGCTACTAATTCGTTGGCATCATTATACATTCCAACTGTAGTAACATATACTTGAGGACTATTTATAAACTGTGTGTAAATTACTTCTCCTGTTGAACCTGAGATAAATGATGGATTTTCTGAGTAGTTAAATTCAGCATTTCTTGATCTAACAAATACATAATCAGAGGTAATTGTTTCTTCAGCGTTTAATTGAAATGAAGCTCCATCTACTATGGCATCATATAAAGTAGCATTATTTTCCCCATTTGCAACACCACTAGCTCTATTAGGAGTTACACTGATAGATTCATTTATCGCATATGGGTTTAATAAAATAGTTCCTATGTCTGGTAGGAATAAACCATATGAACCTGAATCCGCTACATATCCTGTAGTATCATAAGCACTTCCATTTGAACCTGATACTATTTGAAGTACTCTAGTTGTGCCTATAAAAGTTTGGGTTAATACATCATTTGAATTATCGGTTAATTGAATAATTCCACCTGAACCTGAAAGATTTATATTAAAAGTTCCAGGGAATAATTTTTCCTTATATCTTGATCTTTCAATTGAAAGCGCCCAAAAATCTTCTGAGATTAGTGTGTTTGTTCCATCACCAAATGTGAATGAGGAGTTTTCATCTTCTAATACTAATGATCTATATTGACCATAAACAGTAGACGATGGGGTGTATTGGGTTAAACCTGTATTATAAGCTGTACTTCCACTCCCTTTTAAATTCCCATAAGTAATATCAAATTGAACTGCTGCCGTAGAATCATCTGAGGCCGTTTGGAAAACACTTAAATAATAATTTCCTGAAGAGCCCGCTGCTTGTACAGATGAGGTTTCAAATAATGTTAAGGTAGGTGCTCCTGTTGACCACGCTACTGATTGAACTGCGTCTGCGCTTACTACAAAATCTTCAGCGTCTAATCTTTTAAATGACATATTTTATATTTTATGATACTTTGTTTATAGTTACTGGTATAGTTATTCTGGCACCACTATCTAATCCTACAAAGGTAATTGTTGTATTTAAAGAGGTATTTGAACCAAATAAGGTATTAACAGTTGTTGCTCTTAAATTAATTTGAGAACCTATTACTGTTGAAGAAACATTTGTTCCTAAAGTAGTAGTAGAGGTAGCATTTTGGGTATTAGCTGCTGTTGATTGAATCCCAACTCCATTAAATGTAGCCATTGTTCTAACATCTGCTATGGTTGCTGTGTATCCTGAAGTTTCAAATGCTGTAGAATTGCCTAAATAATTTAATGTTTGAGGGGTTACTGATAGTGAAGCTCCTTGTTGTAATGTTATCCCTGCATATCCAATATCTAATACAGGTAATTTAGCTGTTCCTCTGGGTAGAGTAGCTAATTTATACTTCATTATTTGTGATTCATCTGGAAATGCCTCTAATAAAGGCATATTATCAATTGCTTGACCATAATAAGCAGAACCTGAAGGGTGTGTTGGATTATAAAGTGTATAATCTATTTCATCATCTGCTAATGCAAATTGTGTGATTCTGAATGAACCATCGTTTTGAGCTAATAATTGTCTACCTTTTTTAGTTAAGATAGCATCTACTGTTATGACTTGATTGTTTAAATATCCCATTTGATTTTAATTATATGTTATAAATATACGTACTAGTTGTTTTTGTGTCACGTTATTTTTAAATTGTTTTAATTATGGTGTATCCTGTGTTATAATATTATTGTCTAATAAAATTTGAAATGCTTGAGAAGGTAAATCCTTTGAAGGTGTATAAAGAATATCAGCAGGATATATTATTCCAGACCCAGTATTGGAAAGAGTGGTATAGGGTAAATAACTTCCGGTAGATGGAAATACAATATAATTTTCTGCAGCAAATAAACTCCAATCAATAACATTACCTATAAATAATCCCTTGTCATATAGCCCGGGTTTAAATAATTGCCCTATATATTGGGTTGGATCATCTATCTGCCCAAACCAACCCTGAGAAGAGGGGAGAGTAGAAGTTGTAGTGAAAGCTTGATTTAATAATGCTCTATTATCAGAATCATTCCCAATTTCTATAAGATCCCCACTGGAGTTGATTAAATAGTCAGGGGTTACATAATTTAAAAATTTCCCATTACTTAAGTTATCAGTGTAATTATTATAAAAGAATAATACATAAGATCCTCCTGCTTCTATGGGTGAAGTTTTACCATAAGTTCCTATATTAAATGATTGGGAAAAATCTGTTAGTACTGTTTCTTTAGTCCATTGATTAATTTGTTTACTTTGATTTTTACTTCCGTCATATTTTATGTTGGTAGAAGTTAATTGAGTATAATTAGATTCAGGTACTGTTGCTTTAGTAGCACTATCACTTACTACTGCTTGAATATTAACAGGTACAGTTTGTGATGTTTGATAATCTAAATCTTGTAGGAAGGGGTTTGGTCTTTCACCTTCAATTGAACCTTGTAATATATCACAGTCAGAACCATTAAAATTTTGGGTTAAATAAGGTTCTGGGATAGATTCAACAC